ATTCCCAAATACAAGCATAGCAAAATATATGTCCGCATTGTGTTCTTCTTGGATTCTTGTAAGAATCTAAACATATAGAACAAAAATCATTCATATATTTATACAGCACATTTTTTTTAGTTCTTTTTTTAAAGTTTATTTATAATTATCTCTCCATAAAAAATTTTTTAAAATTATAAATTTACATTAAATTACTCTTCTCTTGTTCCAGCATAGACACCATACTTGAACCATAACAATCTAGGAATGAACTGGAGTCAGGATGGGCCTCCTTCATTCTTGCAATTAGTTCTCCAACACCTACCTGAATCTCTGCAATCAATGCAATTGTATCATCCTCCATATCATAGGAACTTGCAATACTTAAGGTGTCACTTTGTTCGTCATCCTCACTTTGTTCATCATGCTCACTAGTTTCTCCATTATCTTGTAGCAATAAACCCTCCAGATCTTCTTCCATTTGTGGATCAACCACATCTGTTGGAGGAGTCAACATAACTGCCGTTAGGTCATCTTCTACCTTTCCTTCCACTCCATCTTCCTGTTGTCCATTATTGTCTACTAATTCAACCTCTACAGGATCCAAAATCTCCACAATTTCCTCTTCCTCTACAATTTCCTCTTCCTCCACAATTTCCTCTTCCTCTAGTACTGGAGTGAGCTCATCAATCCTTGCACGACACGCTACCGTAAATTTCCTCCATGCATTATATGCTTTACCTGACCTTTTCTTGATAAGGCCTTCTTTTGTATCAAAGTTCTCTTCAAAATGTGCTTCTGCTTCATTTAGAGCCGTAACTGCATTCTCCATGTCTAGATTTACAACATTTGCAGTTTTCTCATCATAGTTCTTAACCCATGACTTCTGTTGCTGCATACGGAGTCTATCTACACTCTTCTGAATGTCATTAAACTCTGCATCGAACAAGTCTCGCATAGAATCACAGAAGTGAGACCACGAATCATCGGTAAGAGTTTTCTGTGTTCCACAACCGAATTGCTCATCTAGGAATGCATTTGATCCATAGCGAATTGCCATACGAATACCCCTAGCTCGCGATTGACCAATACTGAGACCCCATAGCTTTGGAGTAGGTGTAATGTTTCTGCCAGCCCTATACACTGAAAATCCTACTCGTTCTTGGTCACTTACAATTCCAAAATAAGCTTTCTCTTGTGCGCGCTGCGCAGCATTTAACACCCAAATGTCAATGAAATAGCTTGCTTTGTATTCATAATCCGTGTAAACTTCTGGAGAAAGCTCGCGTAAGGTATGAATAACCTCACCTGTGCTTTGTTTAATGTAAACATTTACTGTTTTTGAATGAACTTCGGCGCCAAATGTTGTATCAATTGGCTTAATGACTTGAGTAGGCTTTCTTTCATCGGGCCATTCGTCGTTCAACCAGTTATACATGTGCATCTCCACATTAAATGTATCTGGACGAAATAGTCCTTTTGCAAACTTGATGACTTTATCAAAAGCCCTTTGGTTGTTGTTCCATCTAAGGTTTTCTACCATAATAAGAGTACCGCATCCATTTGACAACTCATAATCTGGATTTAGTAACTTCATATAATCCACGAAATTTGATTTCTCATATTCAGTGGCATTTTCAATATTTGAATGAATCTTGTTCTCTCGTTTGTATTGAGACAATTCAAATACGGTCTTTTTTACCGTTCCGTTAAAATTGTGAAAGGCCCTTGCAGAATCGCCCATATTGATTACCGAATCTGTACATCCAGCATTGAACTTTCCTAGAAGATTATTATCTTCGGGGTCATATCGTTCTTCATTTCCTACCTTGGTTTTCATAAACATTTGTGCGAAATGAGCCTCACTGATGAAATGCCCATCATCACCGAACACCGTTGAAGATTTATTAACAATTGTTAGAACCTTTGCTGCCTTGCCCCAACCAATTGCGTTGTCCCAAAATTCAGCATAAGGGGCTACCTTACTTGGCTGATTCTGGCGTGTTTGGAAAATCTCTTGCTTAGCTGTGATACGACCATTCAGCGACATCATAAGATTTTGCCTACTCAACGCTCTCTCAGCAAGGCGGTTATGCGTAGGACTCTGAGTCACATAAGCGTGAGACATGTTAGTGATAACATTAGAAGAAGAAGAAGACATCTCTGTGTTTTGTGTTTGTGTTTGTGGGATTGCTGAACTCATGAAATATGCTGGTAATTCATGTTTGTATTTTATTATCAATTTTCAGATAGTGATTCTAGTATACAAAAAACCTTATTTGTAGCGTTAACTATTGAAATTACATCATAGACCTCTCTAATTTTAGCGGACACCCTCTAATTTTAGCGGACATCCTCTAATTTTAGCGATAAGTTATTGAAAATATCTTGACTTCTTGCACTTGACTTGGTTTTTTGTAGTTCCTTTTTTAAAGTTTTTTTATAAGACATTAATATATTGTAAAATTGATTAAATACAATTTATAATATTATACTATTAAAATGAATAAGAAAATAGATAAATCAAAAACGAAAAAAAAAATTAATATTTACAATGTTGATTGTATGAAACATTTAAAAACCCTCAAAGATAACTCTATTGACTGTGTTATTACTGATCCACCTTACTTTATTGATAAATTAGATGCCAATTGGTCATCTAAAGATATTAAAGAAGACAAAAAGAATAGCCATATCAAACATTTACCCAAAGGAATGAAATTTGATAAAAAACAGGTAAAGAAGTTATATGATTATTATCTTGAACTAGCGAAACTACTTTATAATAAAATAAAACCTGGCGGATATTTCCTTTCATTCTCTTCTCCAAGATTATATCATGCTATTGCGATGGCTTGTGAAATTGCAGGATTTGACATTAGAGACATGATTAATTGGACTTATACTCAAGCTATGCCAAAAGGAATGTCTATGACACATATTATTAAAAAAATGAAGGGATTGAGCGAAAATCAAAAAACTAAACTTATTGAAGAATATAAAGATTTCAAAACTCCTCAAATACGCTCCTGTTTTGAACCTATATGTGTTGCTATGAAACCTATGGGCACTACTTTTATGAAAAATGAATTGAATTTTAAAACTGGAATGATTGACTTCTCTCAAAAAGTTGGTATCAACAATGATAGAGTTCCTGCGAATATTATAACAACTGAAGAATATAATGAAAGTTATGATAAGAATTTTATGGTATCTAAACCTAATAAAAAGGAAAAAGGTGAAAAAAATACACATATTACAGTAAAACCCATTGCATTAATGGAACATTTGGTCAAATTATTCAGTAAAAAAGGAGCATTAGTTCTAGATCCATTTGTTGGGAGTGGAACTACTGCTATCGCATGTAAAAATACTAATAGAAAATGCATTGGTTGTGAGATTAATAAAGAATATTACGATATTTCATTAGATAGACTAGCATCAACTTAAATCCAAATTTATTAAAATATCTAGTAAGTCTATAAGCTGTTCCTTTGTATATGGTGATTTATCTTGTTCAATTAACTTTTTTAGTTTTTTTGGTGTAGGAATTTTGGTTAGAGTATCTATAAATATATAATCATCTCTATATTTTGCTTGAATTGGTGGTTGTAATACCAAGTTTTTATTTGTTGAATCTGTTGTATCAGGATTTTTATGTCCTAATTGCCACTTGTCATTTTGAATATCTATGTAATTTGATTTAATATGCTGCTTAATATTATTTATTTCTTCATTTTTCTTTTCTTCACTTCCATCATATACAAAATTTTGTCTCATTGCTTTTTTATTGCTTACTTCATATGGATGTTTAATAGCGTATTGACCTCTTTTCAAGCTTGTCATCATAAAACCATCTTGTTCTTTTTTATTAAATAGTTGTATTGAGTCTCTAGATTTGATATCAAATTTTTTACAAAATTCTTCACAATCTGGACGCGTCCAGTAGTACTCTCTTGTATTTACCAATGCTGCCAATGCTTTTCCATTTGAAGATGTAGTTTTTAGTGCCTTTGAAAGTCCATTTTTTTCAGCGAAACATGTAAAATCTTGAGGAAATGTTGAAATCATTGCATTAGTAACAATAGTTAAGTCTATTCGTTTGAGAGATGCCATATGTATTTACAATACAATTTATTAATATTACAAAAAAAAAAATCAATTTTGTAATATGCTTAAATAATCTATGATAATATTAATTATATGACAAAAAAAAGTAAGAGCAAAAGTCCTGATAAATATCGCAAACAACATATTCCAAAAGCTCTTAGAGAACAATGTTGGGTTCATAATTTTGGTAAAAAATATGAACATAAATGTTATATTAAATGGTGCTCAAATAAAATCACTGTATTTGACTTTCATGTAGGACATAATATTCCAGAATGTAAGGGAGGAAAATTATGTCTTGAAAATGTTAAACCTATATGTTCTAGATGCAATCATAGTATGGGGTCTCAATATACCATAACAGAATGGATGGCTCTAGATAAAAATCATAGACAATCAGGGTGTTGTATTATTTGTTAGTGCCTTTTTTCAAGTTTTTCACACTAATTCGATTTTTTCACTTATAAATCTTACTCCTTCTTCAGGATCTGATTGTAAAACCTGCTCTTTATATATTTTCATTGTTTTTCTGCGTTCGTATTCCCTCATAGGATGTGATAGTGTTTTGCAAAATTTGGATATTGTGTTGCCCATATATATTTATATCCATATTTTTTCTTTGCATTTTCTGCATTTTCCCTTAATTCTTTGTTTTTTCTTTTTACTGTTTGTTCTAATTCATGTTCTTTATAATTTTGATATGATAGCATAATTGGTAATACCATTCCCATTTATACTATATAAATATTATTCTTTTACAGAATTCATTGCTTCCTTTATGGAGGCAAGTTTTGCTAACTTTTTCTTTATTGCCTTGTCACATTTTTCCTTTATAGAAGGTTCTGGACTTATTGCAGATAGAGATTTCTGCCATGTATCTAGTTTTTCTGGATTTTTATTATAATTCGGGTTCTCTTTTTCCCAATCTGATAATGTATTAACTAGTTTAAACTTAGTATTTGTTACCGCATTACTTATTTGACTTCCATCATCTTTTACCCACCCATCTTTGTTTTTTACCATAAATTTCAATCGTTTTTCGTCTGTTGAATGTATAGGTCTATCTGTTGGACTCAAATCTTCTAATTGCTTTGATAGTATATTTGACATACCTTCAATATACCCATTCTTAGTAGTATAATCTAAATCTTTTAAAGATAAAGTAATACCATCAACAAAATCTTTCAAAGTTTGTGCATTTTTACAATGTTCATCTAAAAATAGATTTACATTCAAATAATTATTGGTTGTAATATTTGTTATATTTTGAATTACATGTGGTGTTTGCTTACACTCCTCCTTCTTATTTACTAAAACACAAGTTTTTTTATGTCGATATATTCCCATTCTGCTCTTGTAATTTTTTCCACAAATTTCACAAGAAAAGATTTTGCTCGTTTTTTGCTCGTTTTTTTGGACAAATGTTACATTTTGGTTACACTTTTTTTTATGTTTTTTAGATAACAAATGTCTTTCCCAATTATTTTTTCGTGATGTTGTATAGTCACAAACTCCACAATAATATGAATTGCTCGTTTTGCTCGTTTTTTTGTCTAAATGTGACATTTTGGTTACACTTATATATAATGTCCAAAAAAATTTTAAGTATTTTGCGCAAAAGTTCTTTTTTTTTAGTGCCTAAAAATTTCATGTAGGTAACTGTTTTTACTAAATATTTTGAAAATACCTACAATATGGTCTTCTGCATTTTTTACGCATTTTTTCAGAAAAAACTTTTCTCAGATTTTCGATTTTGGACAATTATTATATTGTCCATTTCTGAATATATGGGGAAGTTAAATATAAAAAAAAGCGTCGAACCTTTTTTTTAGTTCCTTTTTTTCAAAATATTTTATTATATCTATTTAAAGAATATTTGAACTAATAAGATATAATGCTTTATTTGATTTCTTGGAGTATTGCTCAAGCTGCACGCGTTGACTGTTGGAATGTTTTTGGTAACATGACCCCTGCTGATGATTTAAAGGATGCGGGAGACAAGATTAAGGTTGTAGGACGATGGCATCGTCTCAGTGGTGCTGGGGGTGTTTGTATTTGTGAGACTGATGACCATTCAGCTCTTAACTCTTGGATGCTTAACTGGTCTCCTATCTGTGAGATTAGCGTTGAGCCTGTAGTAGATGATGCTACTTCTCGAGCTTCTCTTCAGGGAAAGCCTTTCTTTAATTCCAAGACCGCTTCTACTGATGAAGGAGAAGTTATTGGAGCTTAGATAAAATAATATAATCATATTTTATAATGAAGTTAAGAGACGGCGTTCTTCTTGTTGTTCTTGTTCTTTTATTTATTATTTTAGCATATTTAGTATCTAGTAAAAATCCCAAGAAAAGTTTTCTTGCTCCAGTTCTTGTTCCCATGAGAGGATTTTTTCGTTATGGACCCGCTTTTGGTGGAAATCGTGGCCACACTACTGTTGTTGTAAACAGTGGTAATTCCAGTAGTTCCAGTAGTTCCAGTAGTTCCAGTAGTTCCAGTAGTTCCAGTAGTTCTAGTAACGGACCTATTACTACTCCTTCATCTACACCACCTCCTGCTGTTCCATTCAGTCGTATGAATAAAAATTGAATTAAGTTAAATATAATTTAATTCAATTATATATTAGAAATGCAAAAAACAGGTAAGAATCGCAATACAATTGACAAGTTCTATACTAATCCTAGTATAGTAAACAAATATATAGATAAGTTTAAACCTTATATTGGTAAAAATGATTTGATTATAGAACCAAGTGCAGGATGTGGAGTTTGGACAACTCCATTACATATGTTTAATCTTATTGCATTTGATAT